CGGATCCAAAGATTCACACGTTTGCCTACTGGGACCCGAGCCTTTCGGCTCAAGGGAGGGCTTGGCTTGGGATAAATCTTCGTATTTTGCGCATATGTCATTTCTCTGGCGGTTGATATCCTCTAAGTTTAATTCAATAGAACCCTTTGCAAGGTTCCATGCTATCTTACACTCAGGACAAAATCTATCGTCAAAGTCGTAACAAATGCGTCGGCGGCGGTTCAACTTGCTCGACTGATACTTCGTGCCAATGAATACGCACTTGTGCATCAAGCAGGTCAATTCGCCTTGACCAGTTGTTTTGTTAAATTTAAATCTAGCAATGCGTTTAGAATAATAATCATGATAAAAATACAAGCGATCATGCTCCTGCATAAGTCGCATAGCATCCTGACATAAGCGGTGCAGTTGCATCGTGTCCTGAAAATTCATTTGTGGTCTGGGTTTCATAGTCTCAAACCAACCAAGAAACCTTTTAGGTACGGAATTTATAGACATTGATTTGCACTGTACCCGCCGTAGTTGGTGTTGCGACAATAACAGCGTTGGCGCTTACTGCTCTAGTTCCCCATAACTGCGGTTTGGCCATTAAAGTACCAATACCGTTTGAGTTTACTTGCATGTAGCCAACGAAGCCTTTTCGGAGAGTTGTTCGTTCCTCTGCATTTTGTGTTGCAAAAGCATTAGAATCTAGATATACATCTAGTGTTGAGGACGGCTCAGTTCTGAACGTAATCATGTAATTGCCTGGCGATAAAGCCGGGGACAATGAACTTGAAGCCAAACCAACACTAGTGGCGTTAACCCCCCAACCCATAGTCAGGGTGAAGTTACGCGTAGGCAGAATCGCATCGACGTCTACTATATCTGAAGCAAGAACGATCTCGTACTCCATCAGGACTTTAGCGAGCTCAAGATTTGCGGGTATCGTTCCACCACTTGTTAAATATGCAACGCCCTGCACAGTCCACCGCAGATCATCATCCGCAGTGATAAACAACATGTCTTTTAAATGTTTGTCGTCCATAGTCATGCTTGATGATTCCCAGATTTTCGCATCTGAACAATGCGCATTCTCTGCAAAACCAACCATTGGGTCGCCGGGTTTGAAACCGACAGGCACCTCAGGGTCATAGCAACCAAATATCTGGATTGAACCAGGATTTTGGGTACCAGGCATGCCAATATAGGACAACTTAAATTTCTTAAACACAAAACGCGTGTATAGGTTTGCAAACTGTTCGAGTCTGGAGGTGTAAAGAATAGTGGGATTCAGCGGAATCGCCAACATTCCATTTCCAGCCGTAAACGAATTGGCATCAGTAGCGACCGTACCAAGATATTCACGACCTGAAATGCACACACCAGGCCCGTACGGAGTCATAACCGTAGCAAGCGAGTGTGAGACATCAGTGTTTGCTGCATGTGCTCGAGTTCCAATAGCAACAGGTATTTCTTCAGGTTCTCTGTTGTAGGGATGCTCCCCATTTTCTTTCCTTTCATGTGACAACCTAGAGTTCTTTACAAACTGTTTGGCGTCAAATTTAGGAGAGGTTAGTTTCGTAACCAATGGAGAAACCGCCCGACCAGAGGAATCTCTTCCCCCAGATCCAACAAGATCGATGAAATCGTTCCTTTTAAGCTGCTGGACTCTTTTTGGAGTTGCTTTTTCAATTTGGGTGGAGCTTGACGCTCCTCCGCTTGTAGTTTCTCTAATTCGTGGCGCATTTTGTCTAATTGGCGCTGTAACTCTCGCTGCTCGTCGGGTCTCGCTCCCGACTCGGAGCTGCTCAAGTTTAATGGCGGCGATTTGAACGCCGCTAGTTTGGTTGGTGTTTTTCCTCGCGGATTTGACATTGGACATCACGATCTTTTGTCACGCGAGCTGACCGGATGACAACCTCAGCTGGAGTTGATGTCATAGTCTCATCCACGGAGGGGTCAAAAATTAAACCCCCCGAAGTACTAATCACCGAGTTTTCTAGGCCTAAAGCATAATGTCTGTATGCCTCGACCGAAAGAACGTTACCATAGGCGCCTAGATCAGTGCCAGCTAAAAATTTACGCATATAAACCACTCGATCACGCAAAACTCGCCAAACGGGCAAGTTTGTGTGCGGAAAATGTTCTTCCGTGAACAAGCAGTTCATGAAAATCTGAAATGTACGCTCAAATTTCTCCTGGTAGGTCATGTCTCTTGCGAGCGCGGTTAGCGACCCAAAGACGCGTTTAGGATCCATGCAGAAAGTAAACTTCCCGTACATTTCTCCACATCGCGCGCCTAAGAATGGCACACCTATAACCGATTCTGACATGAAGTCATCTTCGGCTTTTAAAACAAAACCCACATCCTTGTAAGATTTTTCACGCTCAACGAATGAAGCTAATAGAGGTTCGCTCGTGCAACCACACGAGTCGTCTCCAAAGACAACAGGGTCGTAAAACTCTCTAATCATAAAGGTGCGAGTTGGGAGATCTTTAAGCGAATAGACTTTTCGAACTCTAAAATAATGATAATACATAACACGTACATGAGTCATAATGTTGTCGAATGTGGTGCAGAATCTTCCGCTACCTTGACCTTGTGACAATTTGATGACATCGCCGGTCCATAACAGTATAGGCAAAGCACGAGCGTGCTCATTGATAAAATCAAACCTCTCATCTGTATTAAACCGTCGGCGATGATCTTCATTTATAAAAGTCTTCTTCAACGTAGTGTTTGCATCGTGGTGCATCTGTTGGTAGTACTTGTCCCACCTTTTAATATCTCCTGCAAATTTGTATTGCCCGCGGCTAAACCGTTTAAATAACGCATCCCAACCTCCGAACCACTTATTAAAACCATAAGCACTAGGCGAGTCTTTCATCAATAATAACTTTTCAGTCATATCTTGACACAACATCGCTTCGAACAAAATGATTTGTAATGGATCGGGTTGGAACGCGCGGCACTTATTAGCAGAGATCTCTTCAAGTGAAAGACGTTCAACCTTTCCAGTTAATTTAACAACGTTAACTCTATGAGTTTTCCACCCCTCCTCAACAAACCATTCGAGGAAAGAGTAACAGCCAGAGACTGCTTCCCCCTTCTTCTTATACCATCTGTCAAGTGGGACTCCATTAGCGCTTTCTGAATTCACAAGAACATCGCTCAATTGGGTGTAATTGCAAGAACCAACTAAACCACTAAATGTTTCATTTGTCGCCTTTACGGCTTCATTCCACACTTCATGGTCAACGTTAGTCTGCACTTCTTCTCCAAATCGGCGAACTTGCTCTGTCATTGAAGCAACAGTTGGTTTGACTATACCATGGGTCATAGGCTTAATTTCACCTCCCACATAGTTATCGCCAAACCATTTTAGGAACTCATTGTCAATCATCGTTTTCTCTTGCACATCACTCATTATATTAATTTTGTCTATCCATCCCAAGATTGAGAACAGGGACGAGGACAGGGCTCCCCCTCGTTTGACGAGTGGAGAGCAATTGTGCGACGGCTGTATTTGTGGGACCATCGCTTCCCATAGATGTTTAAGGCTCGGGACGAAAAAGATGAGCGCGCGCTCTCAGCGCGAGTCGCCCAACATTCGTTGGTGATCCTGGCGGACCTTCTTGCATGTGACCTCCACAGAGCCACCATTGCTGGGACTCAGTGTTCCAAATCCAAACTCCAATACCAGAGTCGCCTGGCATGGTCGACATTCGATACGTAATCAAAGAGTTGGGGACTCCTTCAGAATCTTCAATTTTCATGATGGTTCCTTCACAGTCATTCCACTTCAATTTTCCGTTCTCCATGTTGAGACCACTCATAGCGACGTGCATGGGGTTTTTAGGAACATCTCTTAGAGGCTTTCGTACAAGCAAATCGCTTGGAATATCACTCGGGAGTCTAAAGACAGCCATATCGAGCTTCTCCTCGGGATCGTAACGCAATAATTCAAAATCCCACGTTTTAAGTGGGGCCTTATTAGGGTGAATCAAATCGCGAATATTGCATCGAATATCAGGAACGAAGTATCTGTCACCACGCTTTTCAACAGGTAAACCGTTGATATTGTGGTGTTTAGTATTACCTTCACCTCCATTATCGGTCGTTGCATACGCACCTCCTTGGTGAACCCACTGACCTTGGGCGTTTCGAACTTCAATTTGGATATATGTCATTCTCAACTCAACCTTATCAGATCGTGGTACATCTCTTAAAAGCTTTTCTTTTTCTCCATCATTTTCTTTGCCTTTATCATGAATGGACTTCATGTGACCTTTCAACTTCTTCAAAGTTTTAAAGCTTGAGGGGCAAAACGAACATTTATGAGCATTTGGAACATTGTTAAGAGTTGCCACCGTAGTGGTCTTCTCAACTTTCTTTTCCTGCTTCTCCAATAAATCCTCGATAAGTTTCTTAGTTTCTGTTAACGCAGCTTTAGTCTCAGCGTGAGCCTCGGCTTGCTGCTTAAGAACTTTATTCTCTTCGAGGGCGTTTTGTTTGACCTTAACCTCTGTCTGCACTTTATTTAACTCAACTCTCAAAGCGGATGCTTCCTTCCGGTAAGTTTCTAGGACCTCAGTAGTTTTCTCCAATTTCTGCTTCAAAGCCATGTAATCTTCATCACGTGACTTCAGCTTATTATTAAAAGACTCCTCCATATCGGCCCAGTCACGCTTAGTAGTTTTGTGAACTTGGACATCAGGGTTATCCTCTCGCCATTTATTCAATTTAGAATGGAAAGTATCAACATCATCGTAATCATCTTCATCTTCTTCATTAGAGTCGTACTCGTCCTCCCATTCTTCTTCTGGATGTTCTGCATACCATGCATCATCTTCCATATCTTGTAGGGCTTGTCTACGAGCACTGACTAACGAGGAGACTGAAACACGCAATCGTTTCGCTTCCTCCTGAAGAGCTTTGTACTCTTCTTCGGTAAGGTTCAATTGAACGAATCTCGGTCGTCCTTGTCGGGATCGCTTAACATGGCGTTGTTGTCGTTTTCCTCTCCAGGGTTTTCCACCCCGTCTATTAGCACCCTCAAGTTCCACTAAGAAACCCCTCTTTCCGTTGGCGCACTCTTTACCCTTTATAAATTCAGGGGTGAACGCTCCAGCATCAATAAGAGCCTCTTCGATCTTTGTATCACTTTCGCTTACAAAATCACTCATTTCAAAAAATTCAGCCTCTTTCAAGACTTCATTTGCTTTATCACGAATGGGATCGAGGATGGTGAGTATAAAAACTACCACGCATGTAAAAATCGTTGCAATAAATCTTTCCTTAGTAAAAGAACCACTAACCCAGGCAAATTTAACAATGCCAACGGCTAAAGTGGGTAAACCAAGTATAAATAAATTGATAATATTATTAGCAATTCCCTTCTTTCTGAGAGGGACAAATAATGATTCCTTTTGGGAATACAGGGACTCACGAATTTTGCCAACCACAGGTGTAAAGCATTCATTGTCTACTTTTTCTTCAATAATTTCAGACATGTTTTGATATTTAGGTTTTCGTTTAAACAACTCTCCAACTTTCGTAAAGATTGTAGAAGTGTTGTCGTCAATTACTCGCTGACACCAAACTCGAAGATCTTCTGAAACGCTGTGTAACATTAAATGATTCTTTTTAAGCCATAAGACAAAAGCATTATCATTCAAATCATCAACGTCTCTTTCAAACTTCATCCAAAAAAATTCATCGTTAGTATTGTGTGTCTTTTGGTAGAACGGGTAAACATAAAGACTATGCTTTCCCACTTCCCGCTTGTTTCCAATAACTATCTTAACTTCGCTGGGTTTTGTCACTGAAATTACTCCAGTTTCCACCCTAGCTTGTTCAAAATATTGGACAACACGAGTTATGAGCATAGAATTAGTCAAATGTTCTTTAATGGCTTTAATCGTTGCATTTTCACCATAAAAGACCGCCCCCATATAGGACATACCGACAAAAGACTGCAATGCAACCATGATGCGAGTTGCTAAAGTGATCTTCCTAGCCTCGTCAAGGTTCTCCTTACGGGCCTTAACTTGGTTTCGGCGGATCATTCTCGCAATAATGACGGTACAAGTTACTGCAGTCAGAACGACAGATCCAGTCATTAACTTATGTTCCTTGAGATACCCAAGGAGTTTCATGACCTTCTTCCATACGAACCAACGCATTATCTTGAAACGAACCCATCTCCAGAACCGAGGTACAGTTATAGTGAATAACGTGGTTATAACACCATGAACAAACACTGATAACCATAACATGGCACCAAGAGGGACCGCAACCGCCCACGCAATAGCACCTATAAGAACAGGCGCTAAGTTGACCGCTAACACCAAACCAATGACCGCCGCAAAAAACGAGCCGATCATTTGGCCGAAAGTGTTTCGGGCTGACGACGAAGCCGCCGACCGGAACCCACTCTCTTTCGCTACATTATCG